TGAGGCTTGCTGAGCCATCTGTAATTGCTGCTGCAATTGCTGCAACTGTCCCGCTTGATCTTGGTCAGGCGATAGGACTTCGGCGATTTCGTCACCAATCGCGCCGATATTCTTCAGTTTCGTAGCGAGCGACAGGAGCTTGCCGACCGCGCCTTGTGGTAGGACTTGAGCAAGGTCTGCAGCTGTCTTGAAGATCGTGTCCGCAAACTCAGCTTCTTCTTCGCGCTGGGAGGCATGATTTGGGCCTTCTGAGATTGTCACGGTGAACTTGCCGCGATGGGCAAAGAAGTAATTCGCCTCTGGCACCTTCTCGGATGACTCAGGCGGCACTTCGCTCGCATCCTTCGTCACGGTGAGCGGCATATCCTCGCCCTTTTGATCTTTGCCGAGCAGATTCTTGGGCAGTGAGTCTGTTTCTGCCAGTTTCGTTATCAATTCATTCATCTGCACGCCGGTATTGCTCAACGCGCGCCCGAAATTATCCAGAAAATGGAAGTTTCCGAGCATGCCTGCATTTTCAATGCGCTCCAGGGCGATGCCGGATTTGTCATTCATCTTCTGGGCGTCGGTCGGCAGCGGAGTTCCAGCTACAGCGGCTTGATGCGATCGCCTCCACCGCTCATATGCCATCTCGTATGGCTGAGGGTTAGGCATAAACTGCGGGCGGGTTGGTAGCGGCGGTACGCCCCATTCTGTACGCCAATCAGTCGGTACCACCGCCTCCAATCGAGCAACTGGCGTCCTATGCGCAATGTCCCAACTCTTTTCTGCATGGGCGAACGTGCCCTTAAAACCAACCCACGACGCCCGCGGCATCTGGCCAAACTCTTCAGCCTCCTGTGAAGCAATGTAGGCCATCATCTGCTGGGCAGGTCTGCCGGTGCGGATCATTGAGAAGAACATGCGCTTCGACTGCCCGCCCTCTTTGACGTAAAGTTCCTTTCCAAACACGCCAATAATGGGAATCCAAGACCCTAACCACTCATGCGTTTCGAGGATTTCCACGCCGTTTGTAATCTCTTGCTTCACTTTGTAAGTCTTTTCGCCGTCGTCCTCGTCAATCTCTTCGCGCGTCCAATACTCTGCGACTGTGACGTTTCCGCCATTCAGGAAGTCAGGGGCGACGTTCCTGTCCTCTGCCGTGAAGCTCTTTTTCTCAGCTTTTGGATAGCGCCGCGCGAATGTCGTTTCCCGCATTGAATCGATGACGAAGCAGATGCTTTGGTCCGAGAAGTCCGCCTCCTTGGCGTCAGGATCAAAGTAAACAGTTGCCCAATTAGGAATTCGCTTAAGGCGGGGTTCCTGCTCTCCCTTAGAGCCTGTGATAACCGTGGTAAGCCGCCACGCCCCGAACGCGCATTGCACGGCAGACTCGTATCCAGTCGTATAGATGGATTGCGCCTTTGAAGCATCTTCGATCCCGCGGATGTAAGCTTGCCGATGCTCGGCATCCTGGTCTGTGGCTTCTTCGCTTTTAGGCGAGAGCTTGATTGAGCGCTTGTTCTGCCGCAGGTTGTTGTTTGCCTGGTTGACGTATTGACTGGTTTCATCTGGCCAGATACACGGACGCCCTGAGCGGTCATCAGTGAATTCTTTTGGCGGGATGGCGGCGATGCAGTCAACGTCTTTGGCTGCTTCTTCGTAGTTTTTGTGCCAGTACGCACGGCAATAGGCATAATCCTCGCGGATTTGCTTAAGGCGCTCTTCGAGAGCGGATTCTTTGTCTGCGTGGGGCAAGTCAGACTATCTGCGGGGACCGGGGGAGTTGAACCCCAAACGAACCATCGGCATTCCCGAATCGAACGGGATCGAGGAGCTACTTCGACGAGTACCCTCTCGTTAATCCCCGCAGAATCCTTTGGAATGGCTTACTGCAATGATTCAAATTGAAAGTGGTCTGGGCATGCTTCCCCACTCGGGAAGTCCAGTAGAAACCGAGTTTGTGGGCAGGCAGCGGGTCGAGCAACTGTGCATTTGCGCCCATCTTTCAAGATAATAGTTGCCGTATTGCCATCATTTGAAAGTACTTTGATGTTGTCCATAGATTGTCAGAACGTGCGCTTCATTACCTTGCGCTTCGGACGGTAATGCTTGTAATTTGAGGCAGAGCCGCGATATTCCGGTTTGTTAGCAGATTCGCGCTTTTCTGAGAGCATGATAGCAACGGCCTGCTTCTGGGACTTCACAGTCTTGCCTGAGCCGCCAGACTTAAGCTTCCCTGCCTTCCACTTGTGCATAACTTCAGTCCAAGGCATCAAGCCTCCCAGCCCTGCGGTCATATACAGCCAACGTCTCAGTGCGCGAGAGGCGGATTACCGTCTCCGCAACGGCCGTAGAGCAATCGGGGCAGGCTTCTTTGTTGATTCCAGCCTCGCGCGTCCATCCTGCGGTTCTGGCAGCAATCATTGCTCCCGCTGGGGTATCGGCGACAAATTGCTCCGTCTTGGGGCAGCGATGGCAGCGTAATGTGGCGATCGCATGGGTTGCGATTGCTTTAGGTGCCGCCGCGTACTTGCTATTGCCCACTTCAATGGGCTTCGGCTTATCACCAGTCACCGACGCAGCCCGCTTACTCACCAGATTTCCGATTCGCTCGGCCAGCATCGTCTCATAGTGAGACAGAGACTTTACCTTGAACTTCAGGTGTGGCACCAGGGCCATGTACATGTCGCTGCGATCGGCCTGATCGCACTCCCCGAACAAATCCCGCAGATACTTGTGCTTGTCAATCCATTCGCCATGCCGGTTTGTGGCTCCTGGCCAGTTGTTCACGATCGCGGCTATTTGCTGCACTAGTTCGGGCGAAGGATCGCCGTTAGAGGCCAGCCCTGCCAGCCCCATCTTTACCAGTTCAGTCTCTAACTGCCGTTTTTCCTTGGAGTTCACTTATGGTTATGTCTCCATCTTCGATTTTCTTGATTTCCGCTCCAAACAGGCACGTGCACCTCACGGAGTGCAGCCATGCCCCGAACTTCGTGCGGAAGAGCTTCGGCGTCCCGTACAAAGATGGCCAGTGGTATACGGCATAGCGGTAGACGCTGTTCCGCGCCATCACTCTTCCTCTGGTTCTTGGTTCTGTGCGGCCTTGACATTCATGTGCTTGGCGACGTGTGCCAATAGTTTTGCCCCATCTGCCGCGCCGAATACGTGCTGTTCGGGCTCATGGGCGCTCTCGAAGTGATGCTCTACCAGGTGTCCGCCGTTCTCCGCTTCACTGATGCGCATGTGGCTCAATTCCTTCTTGCCACCGTCGCGCTTCATTGCGGCGTTGTGCTCTAATGCCTCTGCGTATTTAGCCATTCAGTCCTCCAACGGCAGGATGCCATCTCTTCGTTTGATAGTTCGGCGGTGTGTCACGCTATGGTCCCGCCACGGGTAAGGAAAGCCCGTTAGGGGGCTTTCTCCTGCCGTTGAAGCTTAGCCGCCAAGAATGCGATTCGCCTTAGCCCTGATCTTTGCGGCGCTGGCCGGTGACAGCTTGCCCTTGTGCACCATCTGGGTAGCGCGCGCCTTCGCATTGGAAGCGTGCGATCGGTCAGGCATCGGGTACTTGTGCGAGTCCGAAAGTCCAAATTCGCTCGACGGGATGTGCTTACGTGCGGCTGCTGTCAGTTTTGCCATTAACTCCAGACTCCAATCCGCGGGGCGCGCGCATCGTTCAGTGGTGCCTCAAAAGGCTTCAGTTGCATTTGCGGAACACGGCTTTCAAGATATCGCGTTGAATCCATTAAGTGATCGTTCTCTTTGACGACTTTGCCGTGATCGTCCCTGCGGTATAGCCTGAACTCCTCAAGCCATTTGGTCATGTTGCGAAAGACTTTGAGCCTGCCCGTACTCAGGCGGTTCCAAACCGAGTAAAGCCCGGATTCAACTCCATTGTCAGCAAGACTGAGTTTGAGCCCGAGTTGGCTGTAATCGTGAAGCAGTTGACGGCCATCCGCTTGAGCACGTCCTCGGGAAGCAGGATCAATAAAGCCCGGTATCCATTCACCGGGCGCTCGGACACCATGAACGTGTACGCTTGGCTCTGCTTGGCTACGCTTATATTCATGCGTTAGGTATAAAACGTCGTTCTCTCGATCGT